TCAGCATGGAAGCTTGTCATGGACAGAGTAGCTCCTGTAGCAGCCTTTGAGAAAGAAATCATTAAGGGTGGTGGCAAGAGTAGTATCCAAATAAACATTACTGGTGTCGGCTCTACGGATGTCTCAGGTTCTCAAGACCCTGAGGAAGATGCTCAAGAAGGGGAGTACACTGTAGTATGAGTGACTTAACCATAGAGCTACTAGAGTGGCAAAAGAAAGTATGGGTTGACCCTACAAGATTCATTGTCTGTGCAGCAGGTAGACGTTGTGGTAAGAGTCGCCTAGCAGCATGGAAGCTTATAGTCAAAGGATTAGAAGCTAACCTACCCAACTCACATGTCTTCTACGTAGCACCCACACAAGGTCAGGCTAGAGACATTATGTGGAAACTATTGATTGAGCTAGGTGGCCCTGTCATTAGAGCTTCCCACATAAACAATATGCAAGTCACCTTAATCAATGGTGCCACCATAAGCCTCAAAGGTGCAGACAGGCCCGACACGATGCGTGGTGTATCTTTATACTACCTAGTGTTGGATGAGTATGCAGACATGAAACCTGAGGTGTTTGAAGAAATCTTACGCCCTGCATTAGCTGACCAAAAGGGTGGTTGTCTGTTCATAGGTACACCCAAAGGTCGTAACCACTTCTATGACTTATACAAGTATGCTGAGTTAACGGAAGATGACCCTACCTTTGCCGCATGGCACTTTACCAGTTACGACAACGAAACATTAGACTCAGAAGAAATAGATGTAGCTAAGAAGAGTATGTCTACCCATGCTTTCCAACAAGAGTTCATGGCTTCCTTTAAGAACCAAGGCTCTGAGATGTTTAAAGAAGAATGGTTATCATTCGGCTCTAAGCCTACAGGTGATGGAGACTACTACATTGCTATTGACTTAGCTGGCTTCCAAGATGTTTCTAAGAAGAAAGGTAAGACTAGCCGATTAGATAACTCTTCCCTAGCTATTGTATTTGTCAATGAAGATGGTTGGTTTGTCGAAGATATGATCTATGGCAGATGGACTTTAGATGAGACAGCTCAGAAAATATTCCAAGCAGTACGTGATTACAAACCTTTGTCAGTAGGCATAGAGAAAGGCATAAGCAAACAAGCTGTTATGTCTCCCTTAATGGATATGATGAAAAGACAATCATTCTTTTTTAGAGTTGAAGAGTTAACTCATGGTAACCAGAAGAAGACTGACAGGGTTATGTGGGCCTTACAAGGGCGTTTTGAACATGGGCGTATAACCCTTAACAAGAAGAAGAAGGAATGGCACTCACGCTTCTGTGACGAGTTATTCCAGTTCCCTGACCCATTAACACATGACGACTTGATAGACTCGTTGGCCTATATTGACCAATTAGCTAAAGTAGCTTACATAGGCAACTTTGAAGAACAAGACGATTTTGAAACCTTAGACTCTATAAGCGGATACTAAACATATGCTAAACGATTACAACGAAAGCACTGACCCTATTATCATTGAGCAATCCCTTGAAGATTGGGTATTGACTAAAGTGGACACGTGGGGTGACTACTATGAAAACAACTACGCAGCAAAACATGCAGAATACTATCGCCTATGGCGTGGCATCTGGAACGCTAGTGACAAGACAAGACAAGCAGAGCGTAGTCAGATCATTGCTCCTGCCCTACAGCAAGCCGTAGAGTCTAACGTAGCTGAGATAGAAGAGGCTACTTTTGGTCGTGGTAAATACTTTGACATCAAAGATAACATGGGCGACTCAGAGACTGAGGACATTATGTTCTTACGTAAGAAGCTACATGAAGACTTTGACATGGCTAAGATCAGGCGTGATGTGTCTGAGTGTCTAATCAATAGTGCTGTATTCGGTAATGGTATAGGCGAAGTAGTATTAGAAGAAATAAATGAGATGAAACCTGCGACTGAGGAAGTCATGGGTGGCTCTATGGAAGCTGTGGGTGTCAACATCAGTAAGCGAACTGTAGTACGCCTACGCCCTATCCTACCCCAGAACTTTCGTATTGACCCTATAGCTACTAACGTAGAGGAAGCCCTAGGTGTAGCCATTGATGAGTTTGTCAGTTCTCACTTAGTAGAGCAGCTACAAGAGTCAGGAGTCTACCGAGAAGGATACTTAGGTAACGCTAGTCAAGACTTTGACTTAGAGCCAGATAGTGAATTAACTATACACGAAGATGACAAGGTACGCCTCACTAAATACTATGGCCTTGTACCTAGGCATCTACTAGAGAAAGAACTAGACTATGAGCTAGACGATGAAGAAAAAGAAAGTTATTACATTGAAGCTATTGTAATTGTAGGTAATGAGTCTGTACTTCTTAAGGCAGAGCCTAGCCCCTACATGATGAAAGATCGTCCAGTTGTTGCGTTCCCTTGGGACGTAGTACCTAGCCGCTTCTGGGGCCGTGGTGTATGTGAGAAAGGATACAACAGCCAGAAAGCCCTAGATGCAGAGCTACGGGCACGTATAGACGCCCTAGCACTCACAGTACACCCTATGCTTGCTATGGACGCTACACGCATCCCTAGGGGCACTAAGCCAGAGATTCGTGCTGGTAAGATACTCTTGACTAATGGTGACCCAAAGGAGATTATTAATCCATTCAACTTTGGTAACGTAAGTCAGATAACCTTTGCTCAGGCTCAGGCACTACAGACTATGGTACAACAATCGACAGGTGCCGTAGACTCTTCTGGTGTTGGAGGCTCTATAAATGGTGAGGCAACTGCTGCTGGCATTTCGATGTCCCTTGGTGCTATCATTAAACGACATAAGCGCACCTTGGTTAACTTCCAAGAGTCATTCTTGATACCTTTCGTATCTAAGGCTGCTTGGCGCTATATGCAGTATGAGCCTGAGCTTTACCCTGTGTCTGACTACAAGTTTAATGCTACTAGCTCCTTAGGTATCATTGCACGTGAGTATGAGGTCAGCCAGTTAGTACAACTTTTGCAGACTATGGGCAAGGATACACCTTACTACCCTGTAATGCTTAAGTCTATTGTTGATAATATGAATGTTGCCAATAGAGAAGAACTAATAGGATTGATTGATAAAGCTTCTCAGCCTACACCAGAAGCTCAGAAAGCAGGTGAAGAGACTAGGCAAGCTGAATTGGCGTTCCAAGCGTCCCAGACAGCCGCTCTAAGCAGCCAAGCTAACGAATCTAATGCTAGGGCACAGAAGTTAGCAGCAGAGACTCAGGCAGTACCACAGGAGCTTGAGATTGAACGCATTAAAGCTATCACAGCTAATATTAAGGAAGGAAATGAGGACGATAAGCAATTTGAGCGTAGGCTTGCAGTTGCAGATCGTATTTTGAAGGATAAAGCAATAGAGTTTAAATCACAAGGAACACAAAATGGTATCTCAACGCGACCTCCAGCAAGTAGTGGAGCAAATCAATCAGAGTTACAGCAATCTTTTGAACAAGATAGCCAAGCTAGAGGGGCAGGTGGAAACATTAGAGTCCCCAGCGGCCTCTAATACCACAAAAGCAACCAAAAGTAAAGAAAAATCTTGACTTTTTGTTTAAAACATGGTATAATAGGTAGTATAAATGACAGATAATGAATTAGAAGTTTACTTTAGACAGATGAATGACCTCTTCCGTATGAAAGGCTGGGGTTTACTGATTGAAGACTTAAAACTACAAGTTCCTAACATTGATTCTGTAGAACAAGTTAAAACTATTGAAGACCTTTACTTCCGTAAGGGACAACTCAATATACTTGGTACTCTTCTCCAGCTAGAAGAAACTAATCTACGGGGACAAGAGTCCTTAAGTGAAGATAATAATAATGTATAGACTATATGATTATAAATGCACACTAGGACACACCAACGAACACATGGTTAAAGGCTCACCAGACTTTATGAAATGTAAATCTTGTGACGCAATAGCAACCAGACAACTTTGCTCTCCACGCTCTTATTTAGAACCTTTCTCTGGCGACTTTGCTGGAGCAACCCTTAAGTGGGCTAAAAAACATGAGAGCGGTAGAGTACATGCAGAGAAAGTTAACTCCTAATCTTAGGAAGCTTTCATTTTTAATCACTTCTCCACAATACTAAGGTACGGAGTTTAATATGGCAGCAGTTATCCTCGAAAATGAAGAGGACTTTAAAAACGAGCGTTTTGATAGCTTAGATGATATGGCTCAAAATACACAAGACACTACGGAACCTTTGCAAGAGGAAAACCAAGCGTCAAGTGAAGTTGAGACAATCCCTGATAAGTATAATGGTAAATCACTTGAAGATGTGGTACGGATGCACCAAGAGGCTGAAAAGCTCCTAGGTCGCCAAAGCTCAGAAGTAGGTGACTTACGTAAAGTAGTCGATAGCTATATCAACACACAACTCGAAACGCAGACTCCCGCAGCACAAGGAGCCAGCGAAGCAGATGAAGACATAGATTTCTATTCTGACCCTGAAAGGGCTATCAGTCGAGCTATTGAGAATCATCCATCAGTTAAAGCAGCAGAAGAGTCAACGAGAGCTTATAAACAGCAAACGTCTATGGCTACTCTACAGAAAGACCACCCAGAAATACCTGAGATTGTAAAAGACCCCAAGTTCGCTGAGTGGATTCAAGCTTCAACTGTAAGGACTCGTATGTTCGTACAGGCAGACCAGCATTTTGATATAGAAGCAGCTAATGAACTTTTCTCTTTATGGAAAGATCGTTCTGGTGCTATTAATCAAACATTACAGGCTGAGAAAAATGGAAGGCAGAAGGCTGTCAGAGAAGGGTCGAATGGCTACACACGTGGCAACCCTGACTCTAGTTCTTCCAAAAAAATCTATAGACGAACTGACCTTATTAACCTTATGAAAAATGACCCTGATCGCTATTTAGCGTTATCTGATGAAATCACATTAGCATACGCTGAGAAGAGGGTTAAATAACCTAACTATAGAGAGTAATTAAAAATGGCTACTTCCGTATATCCCGCTACAGGCGGTATGGTAGATAACACATCAGCAGCAAAGTTCATCCCCGAAATTTGGTCTGACGAAGTAATTGCAGCGTATGAGAAATCACTTGTACTTGCACCTTTAACTAAGAAAATTGCAATGCAAGGTAAGAAAGGCGATACTATTCATATCCCTAAGCCTACCCGTGGCGTTGCGTCTGCTAAAGCAGAAAACACAGCAGTTACCATTCAGAACGCTACAGAAGCCGAAGTATTGGTCACTATTAACAAGCACTTTGAATACTCACGTATGATCGAAGATATTACTAACGTACAAGCACTTGCTTCACTACGTCAGTTCTATACTGGTGATGCTGGCTATGCCCTAGGTAAGCAAGTAGACGATGATCTATTTACCCTTGGTAAGTCTTTTGGTAATGGTGATGGTTCTAACTTTATTACCAATGCTACGTTCTATAATGATGCCACTAGCGGTACTACAGTATATGCAGCAGACCAGATTATCCCTGCTGACGTATTTGAAGATGACTTCCTACGTGACATGGTACAGAAGTTGGATGACGCAGACGCTCCTATGGATGGACGCTTCTTAGTTATTCCACCTGCACTACGTAATGCTATCATGGGTATTGATCGTTACGTTAGCTCTGACTTTGTTAATGGTCAAGGCGTTGTTAATGGTAAGATCGGTGAGTTGTATGGTATTGACATTTATGTGTCTAC